TAAGTTCCACCAGGCTTGGTCCTTCTTGGCTTGTTCTTCTTGGTTGTACTTGCAACCGCGATACACTAACGTCATTGCTTTAGTATCTATTGATACGGAAAGTATACGACGCTTTATGTGTATAATGTCGTTCATCATGTAACACAACGTTCAACTCACTTAGTCATTACCACTTCTATGTCTGATCAACCACGGATCTTTACAGTTGACGAACTTGATGAGTTCTGCCTTTGGTGGTGGGGCTCAGACAACGATGAGCGTACAGTCACTGATGTAATCGAAAGCGGAAGCATGGCCGCGTTCGCTGAAGCTTGCATTGCCCGCTGGGGTCAGTAGTCACCTTCACTAGCATTCCCGATCAGGAATATGGACCTGAGATGTCCTTAAACTCATTCATTAAATCTGCTTATCATTCAACTCAACCCATGAAACTCCTCAAGTTTTCCACCGGTAACGGTAAGCTCAAGAATCGTTTGATTTTTAGCCTGCCTGCTGGGTATGCCTGTCCACACGCAGGTGTGTGCAAGACATTTGCTGATCGCACTACAGGTTTGATCACTGACCTGCCTCAGTACACAGGTGTGACAGCAGAATGGGACTTCCGTTGCTTTGCTGCTATGGCAGAGACCAGGCCTACTGTTCGTGAAGCACGTTGGCACAACTGGGATTTGCTTCGTGAAGCTCTTCATTCCAATGGGAACCAAGCTGTGTTGATGCGTGATCTGATTGACCTTTCACTCTCAGCACAACCACCAAAAGATCTGGTGCGTATCCATGAGAGCGGTGACTTCTGGACTGAAAACTATCTCAAGGCTTGGATCATGGTTGCTCAAGGTCGCCCGCAACAAAAGTTCTACGCATTCACCAAGTCTCTTGGTATGTGGTACAACCTACGTGACATGATCCCATCCAACTTTTATCTCACTGCATCTCACGGTGGGACACTCGACTACTTGATCGACAAGTATCCTGAGGTTTACACCAGGGTTGCTCACGTTGTCTATACAGAAGAACAAGCCACAGAGCTTGGTCTTGAGATAGACCACGATGACAGCCATTGTCTTGGCGATAAGTCCTTCGCACTCTTGGTCCATGGGTCCCAGAGGGCTGGATCGGATGCGGGTAAAGCCATCTCCCAACGCAAGAAGGAAGGTGGTTTCGTTGGCTACAACAAAAAGAATCGGAAATGATTCTGTAGACACTTGCGGATCGGGTGGAATCAGATATCATCTATCTGACTTTCATCTGATCCATGTCTTATATCATTGCTTGTTGGCGGTGGGGCGAACCTCACGCCGTTACCGCCAATAGTTCAACCAATCAATTTGAGTTAATCCCACTAGACTCTGAAGTGGCATTAAGCAAGATCTTTTCTCATCCGTATCGTGCGGGTGCACAACAGATCTTGACCTGGATTAACAACAATGATGAAGACCTTGCCTGTAAAGAGCTCCAAGTTTGCGATGAAGCCCAGTTCCGCAAATGAAAAGTTTCTTGTATTTGATCTCGAGAGCGATGGTCTTTATGACAAAGTAACCAAGGTACATTGCATTGTTGTCTATGACATCAACAGAAAACAAACTTTTAACTATGGGCCTGATCGCATTGCTGATGCTCTTGCTCATCTGGCAACCGCTGATGTTTTGATCGGTCACAACATTCTTTTCTACGACATTCCTGTTCTGCAAAAGCTGCATTCATTTGCCAGCAAAACACGCATCATTGACACACTCGTCTGCACACGACTCGTTTGGCCCAAGGAAGTTCTCTATGACCTTGACACAGAACAATATCCGCAAGTTCCAAAGAACCTACGTGGATCCGCATCACTTAAGGCGTGGGGATGGCGCTTGGCCGATCATAAGATCAGCTTCAAAGACTTCTCCGAATATTCTCAAGAGATGTTGGACTACTGCGTCCAGGACGTTGTGGTCACGACAAAACTTTGGGAACACATCACCAAACAAAACTACCCGGAGCCAGCGCTCAAGTTGGAGCATGACTTTGCTTTGGCGATTAACAGACAAATTAGAGCAGGTGTTCCTTTTGATGTGGATGCAGCTCTTGATCTCGTGGATGGTTTACGAACAAAACAAGAAGAACTGGAGAACAAACTAAAAGAAATCTTTCCGCCTATCAAACACACATCTTGGTTCACCCCCAAGGTCAACAACACCAAGCGTGGTTATGTCAAAGGAGTTCCGTTTGAAAAAGTCCGATACGAAGAATTCAATCCTGGATCTCGTGACCAAATTGCTGCTCGCCTCAAGAGCAAGTACGGATGGGTCCCTGAAAAGACAACTGAAAAAGGAAATCCAGTTGTTAATGACGAAGTATTAGAGCAACTGCCATACGAAGAGGCTAAACCTCTGGCAGAATATATGCTTGTCTCCAAACGTCTTGGTCAAATCATCGATGGGAACAACGGTTGGCTCAAGCTGGTTAATAATGATACTGGTCGAATGCACGGTGACGTTATTACTAATGGTTGCATCACTGGTCGCTGTGCTCATCGCTACCCCAACATGGGTCAAGTTCCAGCGGGCTATTCACCTTACGGTAAAGAATGTCGGTCATTGTTTCATGCGCCCCAAGGATGGGACATGATTGGTATTGATGCCAAAGCTCTAGAGCTACGGTGTCTTGCTGGTTATCTTGCTCTGTGTGATGACGGTGAATACGCAAGTGTTGTTACTAATCCAGAGATCGATATCCATGTGTACAACCAAGAACGTTTTGGTGTTGAGACAAGAGATATTTCTAAGCGTTTACTTTATGCCGTACTTTATGGAGCAGGTCATCTCAAGGCTGGTACAATTATCGCCCCGAATACAAAAAATGAAGAAGTTCTACGTCATATCGGAAGAACTGCAATCAATTCATTCATGAAAGGTGTGCCTGCACTTAAAACTTTAAAGAATGAAATTGAAAACAACATTGGGAAGTACAATCACTTGATTGGTTTGGATCGACGTATTCTTTATTGTCGTTCTGCATTCAAAGGATTGAATGTTCTGTTGCAATCAGCAGGTGCAATCCTTATGAAGCAAGTTGTTGTCTTCGTTCACGACAACATTGAAAAGAATCTTGGCTTGGTTCATGGCAAGGATTGGGAGCAACTCCTGATGGTGCACGATGAGATCCAGTTAACCTGTCCACCTCAACACACAGAAGCCATCCGTGAACAAGCCATGCTTGCCTTTCCGCAAGCTCAGGAATTCTTTGGGTTCCGTTGTCCTATAGAAGGAGATTCTCGTGTAGGATCCAACTGGTCCGAAACCCACTAGGGGAATCGTCCTAGGCATGACGTTAAACTGTCTTACACATCTACTTTCAAACACATGAACTTTGTCAGCGTTTGTGCTCAAACAACCGAAGTACCTCGTGAGGTTTACATCAGTAGCACCTCCACCGCATTGCGTTGCAATTTGCTTCTGCCTGCAGTAGGCAAGAAAGACCCAACCCCAATCGAACTCAATCTCTATGGAAAATCTGGTGAGCGTTTTGCCAACGCACCAAAGGGATCCCTCATTTACATTCACGGCGCAAAGCTACGTTTCGATGTCGAGTCAAGAACGTTTTCGTTGCATGGAGGAATTATTGCTCCGGTTACAGAACAGTTCCCCATCTTTAACACGGTCATCCTCTCGGGACGATGTGTAAAGGACATTGATCAAGACGACTCGCGTGCATTTAAAACTACAGCAGATGGATTGATGATCTGTAACCAGACATTGTCTGTGTCTACGGGTCGCAATCAAGCTGATCTGTTTAACTTCTACGCAATGAACTCTGCGCAAGATAAGTTAAACAATGCTGAGTTACTTGTTAACTTCACGCGTAAAGGTGTGGGTCTTACGATCCAAGGGCGTTTGGTTACGGATGGTTGGTACGATAAGGAAACAAAAGAAAAGCGGACTAACACTAAGATCCAGTTAACAAACTTAACATTGGCTCCCAAGGCTCAGCCTGGTCAGGGTTCCACAACTTCTTCATCTTCTGTTGTGGCATCCGATGACAAGCCTGTTAGTCTATGGGGCGGTCGCACTGCAGAAGAGGAGCCAGATCCCTGGACTCAAGCTTCTGGTGGCGGTTTGCCTGATCTACCTGGTCAATACAATTCCAATCCTGATCTCGAAGAGCGTCCCTTCTGATGTCAACTCAACCCGAAGATCAATTCACTCTTCTTTATGAAGATGGGAAACGTAAAGTCCTGCACGAGTTCCAGTGTATTGCCACTGACGAAATTATTGATGAGTTCATTAATTTCATGCGTGGTGTTGGACATCTCGAGTTGAATATCATCGAGCGGATGCATGAGATCTCAAGGCAATACCTTGAGTTGTATCAAGGAGGATTAACTGTTGAGTTACCTCTTCAGCAAGAAGAGCTTCCGGAAGTAGAATGACTTCCCGTCCTCTGGTAAGACGTTAAAAGGCCTGCCTTTGACTAAGAACCAACCATGATTTCTGCCATGACCACCAAGAAAACATCTGCGCTTGCAACCAGAAACCTTGATTCTTTCAAACTTTTTCAATCCAAAGAATTTGTTTCGGGGTACCAAAACCTCGTCACACTCCAACCTCTTAACAAGTCAAAGATCCGAGGTTGGTTCGTGCGGAAGTCAGACCTTGATGCTTGTGGATGGAACGCCACTGAAGATCAATTTGCTAAGGGTTCAGTTATCTGGGACTACAAGCAAACTTTTGGTATGGCTCCCAACACTTCAATTGAAGAAGGACTCAATTTCATTCAGCCTCGTTTGCAAATCCTTTTACGTTCTCCCCTCATGGTTGAGGAAGCCACAGGAATGAGACAGACGATCGGAACCTTTGATCATCCAGAGGTCAAGGAAATGTTTGATAACGACAAGCTGGCTTCTGATCTTGCCAATAGCAAAGGTGAGATGTACAAGCGTAAGTACAGCGTGCGCACTAAGTATCTCGTCTATCTTTTGACGGCAGATAACAAGCGTGCTCACAAGATTCCCATGGTCCTTACCTTGAAGGGTCTTAATGGTACAGACGTATCTGATAAGGTGAAGCTGTATGAGAAAGAGATGTCCAAGTGTCTAAGCAAAGCACTGGACTCCGAAGTACCTCTGGCATTTAACGAAAAGTTTTATGCCACTACAGTGTTTGCACCCGTACTTGCTAATGAGATGCGTGGTGCCAACAACGTAGAGATCTGTGCTATCGAATCGTTTGATATTCCTGATTACAGCAATCAGGATGAAGCGATTGCATCTCTTAATCGCCTCAGCATCCCTGATGAAGATCGCGAATCAACCTGGAAGTTCCAGGAGATGTTCGGTGATTACATCAACCAGCATGCACGGCAGGATGCACAGAAGCTTGGTGGTGCTTACGGTATCAAAGAAGGGGTTGAAATCCTGCCTGTCTCTCGGGCCACAGACGCAGTTGATGTCAAGGCATTGCCTGCACGTGATCCAATGACTGGTGAGGATTCCAGCTTGTGATTAGTCTTTGATGACTGGGAGCTTGTGTGAGTAATTCTCTTGCATAAGCTCCATTGCATCAGCTACTAATCCTTTGATTGCCATCTGACGTTGTGTAGCGATCTTGGTCAGCAAGGTCGCTATTTCTTTTAACTCACTTATTGAATTACAATCATTGATTTGTCGCATCATCTTTTCTTGCCAGAAGGAATCTTCTGGTGACATCTCGAATTTCAACATGTTATCAAATTGTTTTGTCCTATCCTACTTCCGTATTTAAAACCATTTGAAACCAACTGATTGTATTAACAATTACAACTGCTTGACACAGGCCTTGCGCCTGTGGTATCCTCTGCTCACACCACACCACTTCAACCCATGACTGAAACCCTCCTTGAACTTAACGCGGCACAGGCTTCCATCTACAGCCGTACTAATCTTTGTCGTTCATTCCAGGACTTTGATGACACCGAAATTGTTGGGATTTATTTGCGAGATGACAATTGCATCGTGGTGCGTCGTGATGGTAGCCAGCAAGCTTTCCCACGGGAGGTAATCAAGCTAGCTTTTACCAACTACACTAATCGTCTCAAAGATTTCTTTTCTTACCTTGGTCCTAATTATCGTGGCCCTAGTGTATGGCATAACAATGCTTACATTCTGTTTAAGGGCTGGCATTACTCACACGCACTCGGACACCTGACCTCCAATGCAAAACTACAACAGCACTGGGCCGACAAATTTATACACGTATCAGATCCCACAAAGATCACAACCCTCCTTCAATCTGACCAAACGGACATTGGCCATCTGGTTGCACCGGACGGGATGCGGCTTCCGGATCGGGCGATTGATATGGAGTCTGAGCTGGACAGCAACACAGAACAAAAGCAGATGTTTAGCGAACCTAGCTGCTCATGTGGGTCCTTTCAACGTCAACTCGGTAACCTATCTTCTTTCCAAGAAGAGATCCAAGGATTTAGACCATGGTGCATCCACCTGACGTGGTTCAATAAGTACAGAGAGCTTCTTTGCAAGCGCACGGAAGTTCGTAATGCAATCCCTAGTAGCGCACCAGAAAAGTGTGTCGCTTGGTGGTACGCACCTCCAACTGATTCCACCAGTGATGGTCGCTTTGTCTTGCTTCACACTAAGTATGGGGCGCAGGCACCGCTCACTCACTGGCGTAGCTACATGCCAAAAGAAGTGTTCACACAGCACCATGCATGGGATCTGTTTTTCAATATGATGGCTGCAGGTTACGTCCCATTCCCTGGAGCTTCTCTACCACAACTCAAGTCTGCTGTAAAGAAATGACTGAACTCTCACCCGCTGCAATTGCAGTTGATAACGCCTTGGCTGCTTGCATTCAGCTTCAAGGCGAAATAATCCGTGCCCGCCCTCTCGCCGCCGCCGCCCTTGAGGCTGCTGCAACCGTGTTGCGTGATGAGTACGCAGATGAAGAGTACTTTAATCCAAGCCATATGCCGCAACGGCTTGACGGCATCGCCGCCGAACTTAAAGCCCATGACTGACGCAGACCGCTACCAATGGATCAAACGACAGAAGGCCCTTGTACTTAGTACAGATGGTTCTAAGTGGCTCAACGTTGAAACCATGGAGGAATACCGCCCATCGCACCGATTGGATGTAAACGGAACAAGTTTCTCCGGTACAGAACAGCTTGATGATCTAATTGACAAGGCAATGGAGGTCTTTCCGTTGGCTGAGTCACGATTGGTTTTATTGCTGGCTTGGAAAATCGCGGAAATTGTAAGCAAGTCACGCCCTGGCGACGACTGCAAACCTTTCGCACAAGATGTAATCCATGAGGTTGCAGCATGGCTTCGGAAACGCAACGTCCGCGTCAGGGCTTCCGTAGAGATCGCTGGCGATCTTGAGCGGGAGGCGAAGCGATGACTGACTTCCGACTCGCCCGCTGGGGCAAGTAGTTACCAATGATTATTAAAAGCCCCGTCAACTTGCTATGCAATCACCAATGAAACGACGCGAACACCACAACTACCACCTTGAGATTCCTGATGATTTGCATTGGGAACTCGTTAAGCTTGGCGCTGAACTTAAGATGGACTATGAAGTTTATGCAGAAGAAGTTCTGAAGATGTACGCTGAAGATGCTATTAGTAAGCAAGTTGTTGCCAAGGCTTATGCTGATCCAAGTTGGGTGTACAAACTTAATATGGACTGTGTAGAAGAAGAGGATGGCAGCATGACCATCCACATTGAATGGGATGAAAAGGATCCAGATCTTTTGTACTGGACAAGCCTTGGCCCTAAAGGACAAGAAGACTTTATACTGACTGCGTTGCGTTCTGCTTGTAACTCTGTTTTATCCGATCATGGCAATTGACACCTACGGTCTTCCTTTCGAACAATACGAAGAGTTCTTTGATAAGAACATTCGTTCTGCTGCCAAGCTCTACCTCAAAACTTGTAACATCCTTAATGAAGAAGGAGCTGGGCATGTAGACTTCAAAACGATCTTGGATATCTACCAAGAAACTGTTTATGCGGCTAACGATGATTGCCGTCGTTACCAGAAGGGAAACAACCCTGAAGCCCTGAAGGATAGTGACCTCTATAACATCAGTCCCACACGGGAAGAAATTATGGAGGAGGTACAGGCTGTCAATGTCAAGGTGGAAGCTCTTACCCACTACATCAGTAACTTAATCACTGTTACCACGGCAGGTCTTGAGGGTATTCCCACGACCCTCGATGACAAGGTAGACTGACTCTGCAGGGCGGCAGGAACGCCGTCCTGGTCATGACGTAAAACTGACCACCCATCCCAATCTCAACTCATGTTCGAAACCTTGCTTGCCACCCTACTTCCGGTGATGAAAGATTTACTTTGGGCAGCGGCAGGTATGCTGCTGACCTACATGCTTAACAAGATCCAATCTAATTTTCAAACAATCTCTAGTTGACATGTCTAGTGGATACCGAATGAAAACCATTGTTTCTTTTGTGGAGCAATATGGTTTCAAGCTTATGCGTCAAAGGAAGCATTTGATTTTTATTCACCACAGTGGTGTAAGACTAGTGACATCCAAGTCAGCTAGTGATTTTCGTGCTTTAAACAAAATCAAATCAGACATCCACAAACTCCTTCAAAACAATGACAACTCAAATCACACAAGCTAAACTCAAAGAACTTTCCATCATTAAGCTGTACGAACACTACCGTGCTCTTGAGCAATCACTGCCTTTACTTACTCCTGAGTCCCAGGAGCTGGCTCAAGCGGAGCTGGAAACTTGTGCCAACCTACGGTCAGAAAAGGTTGATCGCATCTATTACGCAATGGCAGCGCATGAAGATGCCTTGGAACGCATCAAGAAAGAAGGTGATCTCATTACGCAAGCCAAACGTCATCACGAAGCCCAGCTCAAATCCCTCAAGGGTCTGCTAAATTATTTGCGTCGTGTCCTTCCAGTGGATACGAACAAGATCACAGGCCGTAACTATCAGTTTACCCTTGTTAAAAAGAAGGAACTCACAGTCGAAATCTCCACGGACCCAGAGTTTTGGCACACTAAAGAAAGAGAGCTGTACTGCATTACAGAAGAAGTCACCACAACTAAACGAGTTGTGTTACGTTCAATGTCAGGAGACATCCTTGACGAAAGGATTGAACCCAAAACAATCACTAAAGTCCTCCCTAATCTCGATGCCATACGCAGCGCCTATCAAGAAGGTCAACACCTCCCCGACGGGGTCAAAGTCAAACAAGAATACTCTGTGCGATCCAAGCGAATCTTCTCAGAACCAAGGATGGAACTGGCAGCATCCGAATATCCAGCCGAGCTTTTACGAGAAGATTCCAGCGCCGACTAATGATGAAGACGCACGTATCAAGATGAGCTGTCATGAGCATGCCATCAAAGACTTTGATCTCCAACTGGAGATGAATGGTCTACAGATGGATATGCTCATGGAGGATGGCAAAGTTCTGGACTATCACATGAGTGAGTACGAAGACCTTGAGCAAAGAAAGCTCAAGCTTCTTGTTGGCAAACGCTTTCACCAGAATGCGTGTAATGCCTACTGGTATTGGATCCAGCGGGAAAAGTCTGGTAAATAACTAGACATACAATAAAGAAAGTAATAGGAGTCTTATGGGCGGGGACATCCATCTGAACAAGTTAATTGCTGGGTTTACCAACGATGGGACTCCGCTTTCTGCGACGATTGGTTCCAAGATGGAGCATGCTGTTGTCATCTTGACAGCATCTATGCTTGCCAATGAAAACCTTGCCTCGTCCATGGACCCAACTGAGATGGTTGATGCGGCAATCAACTATTACCAGATCATCCAAGAACGGCTTGGTTACTACCAGCAAAACCAAACACATTCTTTGGAACGTTTGCTTCGGGACTAATTCCTGTTAAGGTATTGACACCCTTCAATCAAGGAATGGAACCTGTTTACACAACCAAACTCACAGTGTCTTTTGCAATTGACCTTGAGGTGGAGTACAACTCCTTTGGCGGCAAAACAGTAGACAAGATTGCCGAAGCACTTCAGGACGATCTACATGATCTATTATTTGAACTCCCTCATGTAGAGGGTATTGCCACGACCCTTACTAATCTTGGATTCAATGATTGACAACCTTGTAACAAAGCTCAATACCGCTGGCGCATTTGATACGCCTTGGCTTAAGGAGCAACTTCGCAATTGGGATGTTATCTCTGAGCAAAAGAAAGCAGACTTCATGGAACACATGTACCAATGTTCCGGTCGTACCAACGGTTTGTATGCTGGTTTGTGGCAAGAATTTTGTATCCGTGAAGCCGGTCCTATCATGCGTGAGCGGTTCTTTGAAATGCTAGAGGCTGTTCGTATCTACGAAGAGGGTCTGCTCGAACCTATTTCTTAAGGTTTACAATGAACTGACACTTACGTTTGGACGTGCCACCATAGTGGTGCGTCCTTTATTTATCATGGACACAACAAACGAACCCATTGAAGTCATCACTGCTTGGCAGGAGTGGTACAAGAAAAACAGAGTTGTTGCTGAATTGGACAAGCCTTTGATCACCAAAGACTCGAGAGAACAAATGCACGACACTGCCAACGCAACCGCTACGCTTGCAAGTCGTATTGATCAACTAACTGATTACTGTAAAACGATGTCATTCAAAAAAGCACAAGAGTATTTTGCTGACACCATTGCAGAGTTTACCAACGAACTGTCTGGTAGAGAAATCTACAAAGCTTTCTATGCTGCTGCTATGGATAACATGGATGCAGTAGAAAAAGAATACAATAAAGCCAAGCAACTTGTTGACATGCTGCGTTGTAACAATGTCGCGCCTTAAAGATCCCGACTACCCAACCTGGGTTTGTGATAAATGTGGCCAGGACTATGGCACCTGGTATAAAAAAGGTTCTTATGTTGGACCGCCTCATTACTGTGCAACTTACCACATGGGTACATGTGATGTTTGTGGTTCAGAAAATGTTGCAGTTACTGAACCAAGAGATTACGGTCATTTATCAGGGGAATGGAAAACATTTATTACCAACAGAAAAAATCGTAAAATTTAAGCCCAAACCCTAGCCGGATTCTGCGGCCACACTACATACTGCAACCACTCATCTGGCGCATTTCCTCGTAGATTCAAATGCCAGCCCTCTAGCACTTTAGGCGGGGTGATCTCATTGCCATCTTCATCCCATTCACCACCACGGCAGATAGTTCCGATCACATCACAGGCATAGCTATGGGTGTAGCCAACAAACTTAAGTTCTTCGCCGGTCTCATTACCGTCGTCATCAAGCACCGGCTCTTTGACGTAGATGCCAGCAGCTAAACCTGCAGCAATCCAGGTGGGTTCATCCGGGAACCGGAACATCGTGGGGGTGGGGGGTGTGAGGAGTTCTTCAGTCATTAGCGTTGCTCACCACGAGGGCTAGGTGGTGATTGCCTGCAAAACTTCATTCGGAAGACGTTGGCTCCAATAAGCAAGGCGTTTTAACGTTCCATTTAGCTGAGTAGCGCCGTTCAAGCTGCCAATAAATAATTGGCTAGCGTCCAAAGTTCCAGCCATCGTGGCGTTGTCGCCGGCTGAGCCAACCTGCAGGCGGCCTGCAGTCCCCGAGTAAGCCACGGCTGCTTTGGTCGTGCCTGCAGAAAGTGCGTCTCCGGTGCCGGGAGCAGGCGTGAACTGATTGCCAATGTTGGCGCGGAACTGGTCCGCAAGGACTTGAGGCTGTCTAAGGCTGATGTCGTAGTTGGCGCCATCAAAATGGTAAACAACCTGCGTTTGCGTAGCAGATTGAATGATGCGTGAATCGCTAAAAATACTTCCTTGGCTTGCATTGAACCAACTAGAGAAGTTGCTACCACTAATACTGGCCACGTCAGCAGCGCGGGTGGCAGTAGAGCCAGTTGTAGGGATGTAACTAGTGGGGAAAGATACACCTGATCCACCAACACCAATTTCTAAGTTTGCGTACTCCACAGTGCCGCTCACAGTGACGGTCAGCGTACCAGCCGTTGGAGTAAAGGTCAGCGCAACGCGTGATGGATATGCTCCAGTACCCACTAAGGTGGCCGAATGCGCACCGCTCAACGTGACTGTACCTGTGCCGTAAAAACTAAGCGTGTGGGCTATAGCAGTAACGGTGACATTCTGGGTAGCAAGCGTGGCGCTATTCAGCAGCAAATTCGTCCTACTTTCCTCCACCAACAACCCCAAGCTCTCGCCCGTCGTTGGGTTGTGGTCAAACCGTGCTTCATCTGTTGTCGCCGTCTTGATCAGCCCATCGCTGCCCACATACGTCCCACTACTGGCGCGGGTGAAGTTAACTAGGTTCGACCCAGTAGTGGCGTCAACTAACGTACGATCCTCAGCAAAACGTAAATCAAGAGTGGGTCTTTGTCCGCTTAAATCCCACAACTGATTACCAAGACCATTGTATTGATTAATGGCCGTTTGTTTTGTTGCTAACGTTCTCATCAACCAAGTTCAGAAACGTAAAGAACACCACTAGAACCAGAGGCGCAAATCACTGCTAAGTTTGGACTGGACAAAGGTACTCCAATATCTAAACGTTCTCCATTCGCAATAAAATGACCACTTAATGTTGCGGTCTGAGAGCCAGAACCAATGCTGTAGAACGTATTTGTGCCAGCAGCTCGCATGCTGATACGACTTACGCCACTAGTCAATGCCGTATTTGTATTGCCTGTAGTTACGGTAATTACGCGTGGTGTAACAGGAATACCAAGCGGTTCTGTTTCTAAACGGCCGTCAGTAATTGTGGTACCACTAATTGAAATAGAACCTGAGGCAACTGTGGTTGTACCAGACACCTCAAGAGGTTCCCCACTAATTGTTGAAACCTTGTAGTGGGTATACAGTTGATTGTTCTGCCATACGTTTGGCATTGTCTTTCCGCTTTCCTTTGCTTACATTTTAGCATTAACCACAACTCTTCCTGTTGGTAGAATAAAAAAAACTGCAGCAAAATAGTGGTAGCCATTCGTTACGTCAATGACCTTGGCAACGGACACTCTGGATATATCGATGCAATATCTGGTATTCCGGTTAGCACAATCAGTGGACAACCTCTATCTGTAACTGCAAAACCAGAAGGAGCAGCAGGTGATGCTTTTGGTCGTCAACGGGTATCGGAACCACTAACTCTTTTTGATTCCAGCCATCGTTTTTCCGTTAACGGTAACTGGAACACGGCGACTGCAGTTAGTGGTACGGCAACGTTTAATGCTGATCAAGGTCTAATTGATCTTGATGTTGTGACAACATCAGGTTCTTATGTTTACAGAGAAACAAATAAGGTCTTTCCTTATCAACCTGGAAAATCACTTTTGGTCATGACAAGTTTTGTCATGGCATCCGGAGACACCAACTTGCGTCAGCGGGTTGGATACTTTGGTGCTAACAACGGCATATACTTCCAGCAGTCAGGGGATACGTACGGAATTGTTAAACGATCAAGTGTAAGTGGTTCAGTAGTTGATACTGTTATTACACAAGACAATTGGAATGGAGATAAGCTGCAGGGCAAAGGAACGTCTGGTTATACTCTTGAGCATGATAAAGCGCAGCTTTTTTGGGCTGATATTGAATGGCTTGGAGTCGGTACCGTTAGGGCTGGATTTGTAATTGACGGTCAATTCATTGTTTGCCATTCTTTCAACCATGCCAACATTATTGATAGCACCTACATGACAACAGCCGCACTTCCTGTGCGCTATGAGATAGAAGCACTAGATACTTTGAGTGCTGCTGCAACGATGAAAGAGGTGTGTGCAACCGTTATTACTGAAGGTGGTTACGAATTAAGGGGGCAATCCAAATCAGCAGGAACACTTGTTACAAGCCCATATACCTTTACGACCAGTGGTGTTGCCTATCCTATGGTCTCAATTCGTTTAAAAACATCGCCCAATCGCTTGGATGCTGTTGTCATTCCAAATGCAATTTCTTTTGTTGGACAAGGCAATAACGCAGTGTTTAATTGGGAAGTTGTAGCAGGAGGTACTATTTCAGGTGGTACTTGGACGACTACTGACTCAGGTTCTTGCGTCGATTACAACATTAGTGGAACATCAATTTCTGGTGGAACAATACTTGCTCAAGGATATGTAGCCGCTACCAACCAAGGTTCTACATCAGTGGAACTTACTACAGCAGATCTATTTAAGTATCAGCTGCAACGTAATTCTTTCACGTCGTCTCCCGTTGAGATTACTTTTGTTGTTAAATCAAAAGTCAGTAATGATACGGGGTACGCTTCTATTGATTGGGAAGAAATAACCACCTGATAGACTGGTATCACTAATAAAAGGCCATGTATACTCCTGCTCCTCAAATGGCTCCTGCTCCTGAAGCAGCACCATTACAAACAACTCCTGCGCCCCAAGCAAAACCCAAGGCTCCGAGTAAATCAAAGAATGGTGATGTTGGGGGTTTTATCCAGCAGTGTATTTCCCTCTGTTCCTACCTCAAGGAACTTCAAACACAAGCCCATCTCATTCACCTGAACTACGAGGGGGGTAACTTCCTCGGGGTGCATGGCTTCCTTAAAGACCAATACGAAGCTCATCTGGAACAGTTCGATACGTTGGGTGAGTTCATTCGCAGCATGGACTACTTAATGCCCATGTGCGCCAAGGGGTTAGCTGATGCTGGCCCTGGTATCCAACATGTTACCAGCTACAAAGGCAATGAGATGCTTGCGGTGTACTACAAGAACCTTGAAGAGCTTGGTATGAAGACCAAGAAGTTGGAGCCTCTTGCCGCCAAGGTTGGTGCCATTGATATTCAGAACTACATGGCTGAGCTGTGTGGTCAAGCCTTCAAGGCTGCTTGGTTTATTAAAGCTACGTTGAGGAACAACTGATGGAATTAACACCTGCAGAACGCGTAAAACTAAATGCGGCAATTGTTAACGCTGCTAAAACAGGTCAACCTCTTTCTTCTGAATTGCAAAGCTTGTATAACCGAGCAGTAACTGGTAATAAAACAACAGCTCAAAAACCCGCAGAACTTAATTTCCCAACTCGTAATATATCTGAGGTATTTGTTAATCCAATAACAAATGAGATAGAAACTATTAGGCATTCTGGTCCTGCAAGTAGTTTGCCTACAGAAAATTTTGATGAATTATATCCAAGGACTGTACCCATTCCAGAAGCTTCAAATAGGTTTGGTAATGCTTTAGCAGGAGAAGAAATGGTAGGCACTCCTTTTCAAAGGGAGTTTGATTTTACTACCGATCCAGGAACTAATTGGATTAACCAAGATCGTGTTACAGTTCAAGATCGTTCAAAACGATTCCTTCAGAACTATTTTGGCGGTGATCCAGGGCCTGTTCTTAATCCTGCTACAGGTCGTTTTTATGGAGACGAATTAAAAATACATGATGCAATGCATGACTTTGCAAATGTAGGCAATACCTTACGAGGAGAAGAATTAATTACAATCGCAGAACAAGCTGGCGCTTCTCCTTTGCAATCAAAAAATATTGGATTAGAAGATTTAACTCAGCAATATTTAATTGGAAGTCAATACAGTCCTGCTGAAGTTACTGATGATGCAATGCGTGATTTAAGGAACTCAACCAGGATGGGAGGGAGAACCCTTATTCAAAGACGAGGAGCAAAGCAAGGTAGCTCTTTATTTAGAGACGCCAACTATATTGGTTCATTTTTAAGCCCGCCTATTACTCAAAATGAATTCAATACAATGGTAGATCGTGGACGTGAATTCTATGATCAAGTCCACAATAACTATGCAAACTTTAAAAGATTTAGCACAACTGGCAAAGAAGATTTAAACGACAGAGCAGTAAGAAAAAATCTTGAGAACGCTTTCTTTGATAAAACGTATGGCCCAAGTAGGGCTATAACACAAGGCATTGTTGGTGGCTATGGTAAAAGTGATAGCATTCCATTTGGAAACTATTTGTCATTAATGAATGCTCCTTTAGTTCCCTCTGTTGATCAAACTTTGTGGAATAAATCAATTGAAAATCAATTGGCCCCAATAGTTCCCAAAGTGGAAGCTGCTATTAAAGCAGAACAAGATTTTTATAATTCACCAGAACAAGTTGAAATTCGCAAAGCTCCTGAAAAATGGACTGATCGTTCTAATCTTTTGAGAGAAGCAAGCGATGCGCAAATGCGTTTATGGCACACAGGAGAAAAAGTAGATGATGATTATGAACGTTATTTAAAACGTTTAAGTGAACGAAATCCAAGTCTTGCTGAAAGCGTAAATACACCTGAGTTCCAAAGGGATCTACGAGTGTTTAGTGCTTTAGAAAATGTAAATCCCAGGGGGGTTAATAATATTACAGACACAATTGGGGAGCGTCCTCAACTTGATTTTGATGCTATATACGACCAGATAAAATTATCTAGAGCGGCAAACGCTCTAGATAAAACAGGACTTGGTTATATGCCAGCAATACTAGAAAGTGGTCTGGACGAAACGCGTAATGCTTATTCAGGTGGTATTACAGGAGCAGCTCCAACAATGGAGGGAAGAGTTTACCTTAACCCTGCAAACTTAGGAGCAAATGTTGATACCAGACAGGGACCTGCATTTACTCGTCGCGCAGAATCCCTGCTGTTTGATATTGGTGGTAGAACACCAAATGATGTTTTATTGCAGGCAGCAGCAGATGCAAAAATTGCTGAAGGATATAACAAGGCATTACCTGGTATTAAGCAAGCTATTCGCACTGGTGTTGGTGCAACTACTGATCTTACAGGTGCAGTTCCGTTATTTGATCCAGAGTTTAGACAAGCTGTTGAACAAGGTGATGTACGTAAAGCAGCTACTCAAGCTGCAAAAGAATATGCAACTGGTATTGTTGCAGCTCCGGTAGTTGGCGCAGGTCTTGGCGTTGCACAACGTTTGGCACCTGCGACAACTGCTGCTGTTCTTCCAGTAGCAGCCAGTGCTTTACGCGTTGCAAATCCTGTTACTGTTGTTTCTCAATTAGGTGGAAGTGCTAAACCATCTAAACGACAACAATCTATAGAACGTCAACAAAGTCCTGAAGCATATAACGCGCAAGGTCCAAGCGCAAATCCGCAGTTGCTTAGAGCAGAAGCTGCTCGTCGTCGTGGTTCCAGGTGGAAATTCCCTACTCCCTTTGGTACCTTACGTATTCCTGAGTTAGGTATCTCAGAAGCGGGTGGACTATTCTTCCGTTAACTAACCCAGTGCTCAAGCCTGTGGCAGTTACAACATAACGGGATGCACTTACTAATCTCTTCCTCTACTCTGCTCCAGGCATAGCCATGATTCACCATGCTGGAGATGTTGTTATCCTTGTCTCCAACGTGGTGGAACTCCAGGACACGGTGATCATTCAACCCACACTTCTCGCACTGCAAAGTCTGCTTGTACTCCAGCAGCTTCTTTCTATTTTTATCGATGCGCTTTTTGGCGTCAGCCCAAGTCATCCATGACTTTTATTCGTATACTGAATATAAGGCATTTACTCGGATTTGTTATAGGGCGAGAGTATCCACCTACGTTAATCTACGATGTGGCCTAGGGGACTCTTCGTTTAATACAACGTTCCTTGTCGTACCCTTTTAATTGATGGATGCAGTGTGACTGGCTTACCGACAATCGGGCTGTGAGTTAACCAGGCGTATCCAGACAGTGACTGCACCTCTATCTTGGCTCTCCTTCTAGGCTATCTGCCTAACGAGTCACCCCAGGCCTTCGCGCTTGCCAAGTGGGTCCCCGGCGCATCAGCGGCCAACTGAGCCCCAGCAAAAGAGAAGGGGAACTTATTTATTATACAGGTTCATTGGGTGTTTTCCAAAAGTAATCATCACATTCACCAAGTCGACCCCATTTAGGGGCGTGCTCAACATCAAAGTATCGAGTTGATACCTTAAAGTCTGGTGTCTTTAGCTCATGGTTAGTAAGCGATGGATCCACCATGCGGCAACGGTTGTTGGGATACGCACCAATTTGACCGTTCTCTAGTGCCACAATGTTGTGGGACTTGTGCTCATCAGGGAACTCAGCAAAATAAAAGTCAGGTTCGTTGCGGTGAGGATGATAGTTGTCAATCGTAAAAAGGTACTCACCTTTCATCGTGCCAGCACTACGTGTCATCACCTCAAACTCCATGTTGTAGATGAGGTTCTTTTCGATGACCGTAAGCCCGGTATCAAACCCATTCCAGAACTGCAAATCAGTCAGCT